CACAGATCCAAGGTCTGAACGTGATGTACAAGGCGATGTCAGGCAACATGCCTTTCAACGACCAACTGCGCATCCGTGAAAAGATGTTGCAGCGCGGCGGCATGATGGCGGCGGCTACGTTTGCCTACGCCGTGATGATGGAGGACGACGAAGCCTACAAGAACGCTACACCAGACCAGAAGTACGGCAACTGGTTTATACGTCTGCCCGGCTTGGACGAGCCCGTCAAAGTACCTGTGCCGTTTGAAATTGGTTACATCTTCAAGGCTATCCCTGAGGCGCTGTACAACAGCATGACCACTGAGCATGGCGGAGAAGAAGCAGTCAAGGCGTTCAAGCAGATTTTGTTGCAGACGATTCCCGGCGGTTCATCGTATGGCATACCGCAAGCGGTCAAGCCTTTGATAGAGGTAGGTCTTGGCAAGTCGTTCTACACAGGCCGCGACATCTTGTCCGCACGCGAGAAGCAGTTGTTGCCTGAAGAGCAGTACCGCGTCAACACCAGTGAAGCCGCCAAGCTTGTTGGTAGTACCTTGGGTATATCTCCAATCAAGATTGAGGCGCTTGTCAGTGGCTATACAGGAACGATGGGTCTAGCTTTCTTGCAGGCTATCAGCCTTGGCGTGCCATCTAAGGAGACGCCAGAGAGGGCAGTTATGCGATTGTCTGAGTACCCAATCGTGGGCGGTGCGTTCCAACCCAATGACGCAGGCGGCATCATCAACTCTGTGTACGAGCGCATGAACGATATTCTGCAAGTTAAGAATACGGTTAATAAGTTGGTGGAAGAGGGCAAGGTTCAGGAAGCCGAGGCTTTGATTACCAAGCGCGGCACTGACTACATGCAAGCAGAACTGGCCAACACGTTTAAGGCAAACATGAATATGTTGACACAGGCAGAGCGAGCAATTGCCGCATCTAAGATGACGCCTGAAGCCAAGCGTGAACAGCTTGACAATATCAGGAAGATAAAGATTGGGCTTGCAAATACGACGCGGGAAATTTCCGATAAAACCATACGCCTAATTGGTGGTTCTTGATACCCACGACAGCACGCGCTTGGATGCGGTGAGGGAGAGCGGCACGTAAGCCCAACTCCCTCACCCTTTCCACGTCTAGCCCCGGTACGAAGAAGCCCTCACCCGGCTTTAGCTTCGCCCAAGGATAGATTATTACCATCAAAGACTTCGTCCCTAAAAGTTATGTGCATGGTGTTCACACGCATGGCAGGGCCGTTGGTACGGGACAGCATATCTTTCTTGACGTACTTGCAGGTAAACAACTCCTCCATCTGCGCCTTGAACTCGTCGTAGCCAAAGCTCATGCTCACGCAATGCTTCTTGAGTAACTGCTCTTCAATGTAGAACTCTCTGTAACCCGGTGTCAAAAGCCCATGCTCCACCCTGCCGAGCACCTTGCTCTTGGTGGTCGAGCGGTCAACGATGTCGCCGTTGTCGCCCCACGCTGCTAGGATTCTGCCCTCGACTTTCTTCAGAACAATAAAGCTTCCATAGTTGTCACCGATGTAGGCGTTGAGCACATCTTCAGCAGAGCGCACACTGTTCTTTATAATGCCACGGCCTTTCTCCACAAGTCCTTTCAGAGCGTTGATGACCTTGTTGATCTCAACGTCTAGGATGCCAGAGTACTCTTTACGCAAAAGAATTGCCGCCGCTACAGTTGTAGTACAGCCTGCGTGCCAGTAGCGCTCATCGTCGTTGAAGTTAAAGACCTTCTTCAGATGGATGTGTACCTTGCGCACAATCTCCTCGGCAGTCTTCTGATTGACAGCTAACCACCGAACCCAAGCCTCGCCTGCTACGCCGTAGTTGCGCTTAATCTCAAGCAGGGTCTTGCGCTCTTCTGAGTTCCAGATAAGTTTCTTGTGTGGGCACCACTCAAGCATCCGCAACAACTCGCCGTTTGAACTGTGCTTGCGTGCCCCTGCCATGTAGTCGGTCAGCTTCTCGTTACCAGTCATCGTGCAAGTAGCAGTCCATGTACTGTTATTGATACGCTCCTTGTTGGAGCCCGACTCCATACGCTCCTTGCCCTGACCCTCTGCGTAGTCAAAGATAAAGGCGGGTGCCCACTCCATGTCCTTGCGTTGGGTGTTGGTGATCTCGTCAATCAGAAGCGGCATGCTGTTAAGCAAACCCGCCCGTTGTTGCATTGCAACAGGAGAAGTACTCTTGCCTGTGCGGTAGCGCAGGGGGTGACCCCACACGCCTGCCTTGGCACTTAGAACTAAAGACTTACCTGTGCCTGACCACTGCGAACCAATGTGCCAGACGAAGCCTTCGTACTCAGTGAAGCGCATAAGCGGTGATCCAAAGGAATCCAGAGACACAGCCAAGGCTGTCTCCATGCCCTCTTTCTCCACAAAGATCGTCTTCCACAGATGCCGCCACGTATCAAGGTCGCCCTTGCCGTTGGTGTTGCGGTTGATGTTTTCAAGCCCGGGCATGGGTATCCGAGTCTCGCGCCCATCTTTACTGAACACGCGGTTGTTGTAAACAAACGACTGATCTGCCTGCCATCCACATTGAAACGGCACCTCGACTGGCTTGCGGTTCTGAGAAGCATCGCCCACACATGAACGCACATACTCAAACAGCGTCTTGTCGTGACCCGCAAAGGTGCTGACAATGTTCTGACTGGCTAACCACTTGAGCGTTTCGTCCTTGCTGACAATAGATTTCTGTGGGAAGTTGAGCGTCTGCACGCCTTCGGGTCGCACAGCGGCCATGTGAACCAAGTGGTCGTTCTCCATCTTCAAAAGGTCAACCACAAACAAGTCGTAGGGAACCAGTTGAATATTCTTCTTGGACTTCTTGCCCTCTTCGTCTTCCTCAGTACGCGTGCAGTACACACCACCATGCTCGCCATAGCTGTAGCCACGAGGGGGCACAGGACGTACCACGCTAGGTGCTAGGGGTAAACCCGTATCTTCTGGCTCGTAGGATTCCTCAGAGTCAAGCTCAGCTTCGTCAAAGTCTTCCTCGGCAGGCGCTGACAACATGATTTCCTTGGCGGTGTTGTCCACCTTGATCTCGCGCCCCAGTATCAGTGGGTTGGTGATCTTGCCCCAGTGCTTACATTTTGTGCAGATTCCGGGGTTCTCGCTGTCCATCTTCATGCACGCGTATGGCCCTTTGATCTCAGAAAGCTTCTGGTGCATCCGCTCGTGCGGGTATGGGTGCATGTCCGACAACCAGATAGCCTTCTCTGCGCCATCCTCACAGACCTTCGCCCAAGACAGGATTCCACGCCAAATGGGTTCCTTGCCATCTTCCGTAGCCGTGGCGATGTAGTCCTGAACCTGACCGCACTGGTTCTCAAAGTTCCCAAACAGCGTGAAGCTATCTTGAATCAGCTTAACCTGACCGCGTGTCTGCGCCGTGGGGCGTTGGCCGGGGAGGTCAAACTTGGGCGCAGGGGGTGCAGGCACCTCTTCCAACTTCTCATAAACAAGTGGTGAAAAAGTCGAAAAGTCAAAGATGTCGCCTTCTTGGACTACGCGCACAGGGCGCGGCGTCGCATACTTCTTCTTGTTGTTGGCAGTTCCGGGCACACGCAAGATACGCGCAGTGTCCGCAGTCACCGTCATGTCGATGTTGAAGCCTTCCTGTTTGCACAGACGCTTCAGGTTCTCAGCAACAGGTTTCCATATAGTTGCAGGAATCTCGTCCTTCAACGGCCAGTAGCAATGCAAGCCCCCGCCTGAGTCAACCACCCATGGCGTACCTAGCGCATCAAGCCCAGACCTTGTCAGGAACTCAATCAGCGCATCAGCCGCCGCCTTCTTGGTAGCGTACCCATCCAAGTCAACAAAGAACGACTTGAGGTACTGAGCTTCTTCAGCGCCGCGCTTCTTGTCAAAGGTAGCTAGTCCATAGAAGACGTCATAGTTGTTGGCGTGCCACTGCTCGATCGTCGGGATGAGTTCCTCAATCTTTGCCGCATATACATGCTCTTTCTTTTTTGTGAGTTCTACCGCGCAATACAGGCCAAAACCTTCGGACGGCAAAACCACCGCTAAAAACTCAGCGGATGTCATGTGTATCCTTTGGTTATTTATTTAGCGGGAATTCGTTTGCGTGCTCTATGCCGTCTGCAAAGCCGTCAGCAAAGCCTTCGTCGTATTTGTTTTCAGCGTTGTCGATTGCCGCCGCTAGGCGTGTGCAGAGTTCTTCCACCCATTCTTTTGGAAGCATCTCATTACCCATCAGATATACCTGACGCAGTATCTCTTCGTCGCTCAAGTTTTTAGGTTGAATGCTTTGCATGTTCGTCTCCAAGCTTCATCGCCCGTACTGGACGCTTGTAAAATTTTAAGAATTGCTTCGACTGTTGGTCTGTAAGCTACGAAAACTTCTCCACCATTGAACCAGTTGTAAACAGATTGCCGAGAGGCTCCCGTTACTTTGGCTATCTTGATGGCAGAGAAGTCATGATGCACAGCCCACCGCCCGAGTTGGTTGCCCAACGTCTTAGGCGCTTTCTTGACTGCGCTAATTACTTGTGGTGAATATGACATGGTGTAGGCGGGGGCCGAAGCCCCCTTAGTCCTTTATTCTGCTTCGTCCCAGTCGTCCACCATGGCAGACAAGTCAGCCTTCGCCTTGGGCACAGCGTTGGGCTTCTTCTCTTCCTTGCGGACTACGGGCTCCTCTTCTTCCTCGGCAGGCAGAGGGGCAGGCTTGGCTTTGGTCTTAGCCTTGGGTGCGGGTGCTTCCTCTTCCTCGACCACCGCAGGGGCAGGGCGCTTGCCTTCAAGCTTCAAAGGTGCAGGGGCGGCAACGCTGTCCATCTTAGAGAAAGACATTGTGATCGCTTTAAGAGCGGTGTCTGTCTTGCCTTGTTCTTGAATGGTTGGGAACTCGTCGTCAGTCAACCAACGCATAGCCTTAAAGAACAGCTTGGGCGCTTCGGACTTAGTGTCGAACTTCATGCGCGTGATGACCTCAGATGGGTCAATGTTCTGTGCGCCCAAGTGACGAGCGTAAGCTTGCAGGGCGCGGTTGTCGCCTTCTTCTTTGCCAAACACAGACTTGGCAGGCACAGTCAACTTGAGCACAGCGCCTTCCATATCGTTAGCCAACACTACAGCAATGTGTTGTTGGAAGCGGCAAGCGCGGCTATTGTTCTGACCAGAACCGGCAATGTTCTGTTGGCATCCATCGCACTTGTTGTGCTGTGGGTTGCTTGCCTCAGAGCTCGGTGTCTTGCCGTCTTGTGACCAGCAGTCAGGCGCAGAGACTTCGCCATCGTATGCCTTGGCATAGAACACGCGTGAAACATCAGGCGCGGCATTGACAATGACTACGTCGAGGTAGCGCTCTTCGATAGCGGCAATCTCTTTGCCGCCTTCGTTCAAACGAAACACACCGCCTTTGATGGAGATGCTCTTGGTGCGGTTACCTACTGCGCCACCGGCTAGGGCTCGGGCCATGGGTGACAGCGATGTGCGGTTCTTTGCGAACGCGGGGGCTTGGGATGGGTTGAATAGAGCTACATTGCTCATAGTGATTCTCCTGATTACTTGGTTGGTTTACGAACTGAAATGGCGTACTCTGTCATAGAGTTAAGCCCTGCGGGAACTAGACTGGGATTCTCGGACAAGAACGTAGCCATGTTGGTTTGCGCAATACGCTTCTCCAACAAGTCCAACGCATCGTGTTCCTTGATGAACTCTTTAAAGGAGTCCCAGTCTTGTGTGTTGTAGCGTGTCTTGGTAGACAGCACTACGGTGCCTTGGTCTGTGCGTACACTTGATACGCCAAGCTTGAGCATCTGGTCTTTGAGCGCGATCTTCACAACGTCTTGCTGACGCTTGATGTCCTCGATCTCAGACTCGTACTGAGCGGTTA